GATGATCTAGCTAATGATCCAGTTGTCCAACAGTTTTCTCCATAGTTATAAGTAACACATCTGTCAATTTGTGTACTTCCAGCTTTTGGATAAAACCATGTTACTTCATTATATAGAGTATTATGTTCGCCATATATAATCTGATTTGCATTATAATTAACACCTAGATTATCTCCTGTAGTTGTAAATACAAAATCTTCTACTAAACATGGTAATGCTTTAACTGTTCCATCAAATGCAAAAAATCCACCTTCACCTGACATCCAGAATATCATACCATTAGAATAACTAACTGCATTTTGTCCAATACATCCACAGTTGGTTCCAACTTGTCTAACACTAAATGTAAAAGGTGGTCCAACAAATTGAATTACATAAGCTGCGCTATCTGTTAATACAAATACATAATCTTTACCTTGAACAGCTGCTACAATTTTATTTCCTGTATCTAGTCTAAATGTACCTGCAGTGTTTGTTGCAGTTGGTTGGTATGTTGAATAATCTTCTTGGTTTGAGAATCTTATAAACATTGGATCTTGTGTAGTTGAATCACCAATCGTTGTCTCAGTTCCAAAGTGAAATAAATGTCTATCTCTATCTGATACCAAAGTTAATCTTGTTTTAGTAGGAGCCCCTGACATTAAACTTGCTCGTATACTTCTTGCGCCTGCTGCACCAGCATCCCAAGTAAATGTTCTACCATTATGAATGGTTGCAATTAATATTTCTCCAAAGTTATCAAGACTCCAGATGCCTGGATCCAGGATCACGTCACTGGTTGTACGCTCCGTGCCCCATGTTGAATCTCCCCATAAGTATGTACCCCATCCATAACCTGCAGTTTGAAATGTTGGACCAACAGTTACGTAAGGATCTATTTGTGCTGAACCTGTTCCTGAAGTTGTAGCTGCAGAGTTAGATGGCATTGTAATGTCAAAAGCATTTGCAGTTACATTTGATATCTCAAATGTATTATTTTCAAAATCAGTTGTTGCATAACCTGATCCTGTTGGAACAGTAACTGATGAAAACGTTACATATCTTCCAGCGCTTAATCCATGAGAAGTTTTGTTTACAGTAACTGTTGAAGAACCGGTTGATGCATCAAAATTAGCTCCAGTAATTCCTGTATCTAAAGGTGTAATGTCATAAAACTTATCACCATAGTATAAAAACAAACCTTGTGATGTACCGATTGCTGCATACTTCTCACCAGCTAAAGATGTCCATGTATGTTGAGCTCTAGCTGCACCGGGAAGAGTTTCATTATCAATAGTTAGTTGTTCCCAACCACCTATTTTTTCTGGTAAGCCATATCTAAATCTAACAAAATCACCATCAGTCCATTGAGACTCTGCTCCTGATTGTGTTATTTGTTTATTAAAACCTGGTTTAAATTGTAGTTTCTGAAGCATAGCACCTCATTATATATGCTTTTTATTATTTTGATAGTATTATATTATATACAGTTTTACAAATAAAAATGTTTATAATCGTCTGTAAACCAAGTAGCTAATATACCTCTTTGACCTTTAATAACTTCAGTTACACCATGAGATATATTGCTTCTAAAAATTAATGTATATCCTTTTTTAGGAGTATGCTCAACCCCATCTACTACCGTTTTTCCTCCTTCATAGTCATCATTTAAATAAGTAATAGCACTTATATATCTTGGTTTTAATATATTATTAACTTCTTCAGGATTATCTGGACTACCGTCATCAAAATGATTTTGCATACTTTTACCTTTGTTCCATAAAACTAAATCTGCGAAGTGAGGATATATTTCTTTTTTATATTTTAGTGAAATTAATATGCTTAATTTTATAATATAATTTCTAGTTAATTTTTTAGTTGGAAAATCTTTTATAAGCTCATAAAAAACATTATTACCTTCTTGCCAAGGTCTACAATTGTTTTCTCTATAAGTGCCGCTTGTTTGATCTAATAATGATTTATAAATTAAATCACAATCTTTTTCTTCAATTAATTTTACCAAACCCATGATACAAATGAATACCTTGTTCCTTTCTTTACTTCATTTACTTTATGTTTAAATAAAAAATTAGATGGAAATATTAATAAATCTCCTTGTTTTAATTTTATTTCTTCTTTACCAAACATTATAAATTCACCACCTTCGTAATCATCATTTAAAATTCCAACTAAAGAAAGTGTCGGAATACCTTTTCTTTCTCCATCAAATATACTTTGAATATGATCAATATGCTCAGCCATTTTTTTATTTTCTCTGTAAATATTATACCTAGCAGCAGAATATCCACTCCAACTGGTAAAGAAAGGTATATCTAAATAATCAACATAATTTCTTATACCATTCCACATCTTATCCATTATAATTTTATTGTTTTCAGTGTATAACTCTGAAACAGAGAATTCCTGTTCTCCACTTCTATTTTTGTTTGTGTTAGTAAGAGGATTATAAAAAGTATGCTCATACCATTCTTTCTCACAATTCTTTAAATCTTTTATAGTATTATTACAAAGTTCTTTTTCAAAAAAAGAAGAATATACTTTTATATATTTATTTAAATCTACTTTCATTTATTTATTATAATATTCCATTCTAAATTTTCAGTTAAGTCTTCTAAAAATATTCTAGTTATTTTATTTTTATATATATAATTATGTAATTCTTCTACATCAACAATAATCCATTTATTTTTTTCCTCATAAACAATTTTATCTGCTTTAGTTTCTGTGCTTCCTTCTTTTCCTTGTAAACTACTCGTATTCAATCTTTGTAATGCTCTAGTATCAAATTTAAATTTTTGATTTAATCTTTTTTTTAAAACTCCTTCAACATTCCATAATTCTTCTTGCTCTTGTTTTTTAGTAGGATAACTAACATCTTTAAGTAAATTAATAAAATTATTTTTGATTTTCGACATGATTATTCATTGCAAAATTATTTCTTATCCAATCTGGGCCATCTAATAGATAACAGTACCAACCAGTTACAATATATTTTTCTTTAGTATTAGAAATTTGTCCTCTATGAGTATGAGTCCAATCTGCTGGCCAAATAAGTGTTAAACCTTTTTCAGCTTTAGTTGTTAAATTTTGATACATAAATTCTGTACCTCCATCGGGAACATTATTTAAATAAGTCATAAAAACTAATAATCTATCAGTTACAGTTAAATTAGCTCTTTCACAATGCCAGGCTTTATAACCTTCTCCTGGTTTATAAAATTGAATATTATAACCCTTTGACACATTAAAACGAGGCTGCCTATTTAGTTCAGGATATTCTTCAACATAAAGTTCTAAACATTTTTGTAAATATTTTCTATAAGCAATCATCCTTTCATCTTTTTCATAAAAAGATACAAGTACATCTGTAGATACTTTATTAGATACATTTACATCTGTAACCCATTGTTTAGTTTTTTCATCAAATCTGTGAGTGCATCCTTTTACTTTTTCACTTTCTTCATAAAAATCTATAACTCCATCACAAATATTTTTAGGTATATACCACCCACCCATACAATCTTTTTTTTCAAACTTATATTTTTTAAGCATTTATTTAAATTGGGGTCCTGTTATCCAAGCAACTAAAGATTCTCTTTTACCTTTTGTAACAGGTTTAACTTCATGTTCTACAAAACTTGGAAAAACAACAGCATGTCCTTGTTCCTTTTTAACAATAGTTTCACCTAATCCATTATATAAAACTAATTCTCCACCTTTATAATCTTTTTCATCGCTTAATTGGATAGTTAAAGATAGTTTTCTTATAATTATTCCATAAGCTCTATCCGGATGTCTTATAAAAAAATCACCTTTTTTATAGCTACAATATTGAAGTCCTTCTGATAGACCTTGAATATCAAATTTAAAAAATTTATTATTTAAATCGAGTATACAATTTTTAATTTTTTCAAAAACCCATGAATTTTCATCATTTGGAAAAACCCAACTTACATTGGATTTTCTTTTTTCAGGTGAATAAGTTTCACCTTTTCCACCATTACCAATTACACCAGCTTGTATTGTATTTTGTTCATAAATATATTTTTTAATTTTTTCACATTCTTCTTTTGTGAATAAATTTGACCAAGCGAATAAATGAATATTATCTTTAAATAAAGGATAATATGTGCTTAATTGATTATCTTTCATATTAATCTAATTACATCTTTATCAGATTAAATAAAAAAGTCTAGAGTTAGATATTATATTTTGGATCTACAATCCAATTTGTAGTGTCTTCATCCCACACATAAGCAACTGTATTAAAATCAGCTGGTTTATCTACAGGAGCTTTCCAAGTATAATTATTAGTGTCTAAAACCCATGAATTATATGGTTTAGGAAGTATGAAAGCATCTGCTTCTGAGTTATAAGTGCCATTTCGTGAAGGAGGATTATATCTTCTAGCTTTAGATTGTTCATTTTCTGGTGCAACAACATAATTTAAATTTTCATCAAATTTGTAATAAACACCACCTTTAGTATTAACAGAGCCTTGTACCCAATTAGCGTCTGTTCCTCCATGTAAAGATTTTAAAAGGTCTTTTCCTTTTTGCTCATCTTCTGGATTACCTAATACTTCATTAGCTACCTTATGTACTTTAATAACATTTCCGTCATCATCTATTCTTGCAAAAGTAGCCATTATGCTGTGTAACTCCCATCACCTGTGTATTTTAATATTGTATCTGATCCACTTTCTGTAACTGTTGGACTTCCTGTAGTTGTTCCAGAATAATCAGCAGTTGCCATTCTTAAAATTACAATTCCTCTAAATCCGTCTCCACCTCCAGCTTGGCCTCCGCCACCTCCAGAGCCATCAAAAGTACCAGGGTTTCCAGATTGTCCAATATTATTTCCGCCGTTTCCACCGCCGCCAGATCCGCCAGATCCACCGCCGCCGCCTTCATCGCCTCCACCAGCACCGCCAGCTCTTGTTTGAGTTGATCCATCTATTGCTGAGTCTAATCCATTACCACCATTTGCACCACTTGCAGCATTTCCAGCTCCACCGCCGCCACCTGATCTATATGGAGGGGAACCTCCTCCACCAGCTGCACCAGGAGTACCTTGTCCAGGTGTACCTGCTCCTCCAGCATTAGTTTGAGCGTAATTACCTCCACCACCAGATCCTCCAGGATCAGCAGTTCCATATCCGCCACCTAAACTTGTAATACTTCCAAAAACACTATTTTCTCCGTTTTGATTCGAATCTTCAACTGATCCTGCTCCAACTGTAACTGTGTATGTTGTACCACCAATTACTTCAAGTGGACTTTCTGTTGGAGAAGAACCTCCTGATGTTTCTGATGCATAAGAATTTCTATATCCTCCAGCACCTCCACCTCCTCCTGGTCCTCCATTTACAGCCGCTCCTCCGCCTGCAATAACTAGATATTGAATATTATATATTGCAGCTCCGCCTTTACGTTGACCGTAGCCTCCTGCGGATCCTGCTCCGAATGAACCTATAATTGGCATCTTTCTATAAACCTCCTATTATGCAAACTGTGTTTGAGAAGCTAACACTGTAAATGTTGCCGATCCTGTTTTTATAACAGTATATGTGTATACATCAAGTGAGCTAGCATTACCTTCTGTGGGTGCTGCACCACCTTGCCATTCTGGAGTAACTGAACTACCATCAACTTGTACAGCTGAATTGTAGTATGCAGTTCCACCTTGTTTAACAATGTGGGCTACAGTAATAGATTCTCCAGTATCCATAATTGAATCTAAAGAGTTTGAACCATCACCTCTAATATTTAATGTCCAGTTTCCTGAAGCATCTGTAGTATAATTTAATACTGCTTGTGTAATTACATCGTAGTTAACTGTTCCTGTTGCAGCAGTAGCTGAGTTTGTAATTTTTTCAGCTAGTTGTTGTATTTTACCTGCACCTAAAACTACTCTTCCAATTCCTTTTGGAGAAATATTTAAATCAATATTAGAATCAGAACCAACAGCATCAATTGCTGGACCTGAACCTGTTGCTTGGTTAGTTACATCAATGTAGTTAACAGCTGAAGCTGTTTTTTGAAATCTAATATATGGATTGTTTGAATCATCTTCAATCGCACCAGCGTCATCAACAATAATATCATTACCATTTGTATCTAAGATACCTGATAATTGTGGAGTGATGTCTGAAGATAAATCTGTAAATGCAGTATCAACAACATTAGTACCATCAGAGTAAACCATTTTAGTACCTTTGTCTGTTGCTGCCCAAGTTACTCCAGTTCCTGAAGTAGTTTTAACAGTTACTGTGTAAGCACCTATTGTTGAGTTTTGAATTATGTAAGTTTTTTCAACTGAATCTGGAACAACTACGTTAATTGCAC